AGGGATCGGTGTCAGATGGTGCAGCAACATACCCAATAAATGCTGTAAATTTTTTAGAAAATGCAAATGTTTCTGCAGATGTTTCTGGTGGTACTGGAGTTATGTTTTGGGGAACAGATGCAAATAGTTGGTGGGCTTCAACAGTCCAATATTCTACAACTGCCTTTAGTATAAACACTTGTCCAGGATCTCCAACCAACTCTTGCAATTCAACAAACACACTTTGCACACCAGCAAATTGTTGTTCAACAGTAACTTACACATATACAACTTCAGCGACATCTTATAGACCTTATAGTTGCATTGGAGGAAACAATAATCAACAAGGATATGGAATGTGTTCTTGGTCTTATCATCAAATGGCAAACTTTTGTTCAACCAATTGGGGACAATATGGTGCTATGGGCTGGGGAGAATGTGTAAGTGTAACAAATTATCATTATACTGGAACCTGTCCAATAACAGTAGTATCATCAGGAACAAATTATATTTCTAGCGTTGCATTATTAAAATCTATAGATGGAACAGTTTCAACCCATGAGTCTATTCAAATAGATACAAACGTGTCAGCATTAACTCCAATTAACTCAATAAAGGTTACAACATCTGGAAATGATGTTTCTATTCAAGTTTTTGGAACTGCTGGACTATTAAATAAAATTGGATCTACAATTACAAGAACAATAACAAGCCCAGTAAAAGGAATTATGGTAGGATTGATAAAATCACCATCTTCAACAAATCAAGGGTCAACATTTTCAAACTTTACGGCAGAGAGATAAAATGGAAAACAAAAAAGCAAGACCATGGGATATTTTTAATAAAAATATAGAAAAAGTAGAAACAGTAATTGCCAAAGAAAGAATGGCAATTTGTAATGCTTGTCCAGAATTATTACCTACGGGTAATTGTAAAAAGTGTGGGTGCTTTATGTCTTTAAAAACAAAACTACCACATGCGTTTTGCCCATTAAATAAATGGGACAAAGTAAGTGTCAACTATAAGGAGGAATAAAAATGACAGAATACACAGTACAAGAATCAGAGGCACCAGCATTGCCACCAGTAAAGGTTGCATTTGTTATTGATGGAAACGTTGTAGATGTATTGCATACTGACGAAAGACTTTCTGCAATATTTTTAAGCGATCCATTAGTAATTGACGTAACTGAATGGTACTCAAATGAAGAAAATGCAAATAAAACTTTAGTAAATGCATCATATAATCAAGAAACAGAAACATTTTTACTAAGTTCTGGGCTTTAATATTAAGAAATCAATAATGACTATTTATTTAAAAGAAAGTTTAGGAAAAAATGAAAAACATTAAAACAGCAGACGCAGAACTTTATAGAAAAAACTATGAAGTAAAAAGAAAGTTACAGGTTTGTGGATTTCCAAGAAGCGGAAATGTGTTTTTAAGTTATTTATTACGTGAGGTTTATTATCCACAACTAAGCACATCTATGCCATATCATTTTGAAGATACATTTGATAAGTTTAATAGGTTAATTGTTCCAGTTCGTAACCCACTAGAGGCAATTGCTTCTTTTAATAATTTTCTTTTGCCTCATAGCATACAGGATGACATTAATCTTTATATTAACATTAATACCAAGGCTTTAAATTCTGTAAATACAATATTTGTAAATTTTGATCAGTTTACGTCCGATGTGGCATATGTAAAAAATATTATTAAAAATAACTTTAATATTGAACCTATGGCTGATCCAACAATAGAAAGTATAAAGCAGTCTATTATTGATGGTAATCATGAAATCCATCTTCCTAATCCAGAAAGATATGAAGCAATAGAAAGCACTAAATTAGTTTTGTCAAATATGCCAGAATTTCAAGATTGTGTAAATATTTATAATACATTAATCTCAAGATGTTAGCACTTAGTTAATTTATAGTTTAAAATAATAAAAAACCCCCAAGGCCAAAAACCAAGGGGGTAAATTTTTATATAAACTATTTAGGAAATTTATTCATCCACATTCTAGTTTTAGGTGTTATGCCCTTCCAAGAAGACCAATCTTCTCCACCCCTAGACATGTAGTATGCAATCTCAGCATTTTTTACTGGATTAAACAATTCAGCGTTAGAATCAAGATCAAACTTATCTCGTCTGTCTGGACCCAAGTTGTCAATCATATTAATTTGAAACATCCCATAGGATGAGTCCCCAGTCTTATGGTTTCCATTAAATGCTAAAGGACGACCATTAGATTCTTTCTTGGCAATAGCCCAAGCCACTACTAGATCATTACCTCTAAACCCAACAAGGTGAAGAAGTTTTTTCAATTCAACATCTGTAAGATGTGTTTTGTTTTCATAACGTTCTAACATTTTTGCTTTAGAAACAACAAAAGCCACCTTGTGGGTGGCAGCAGGGTTTTCAGCCTGTTTAATTAGTAAGTTATTTTCCGTACTTGACGCATTGGCAAAGTTGCTAAATGGTGCAACAACTCCAACCATTGCTAGGATTCCAATCCAAGCCTTTAAATCTCTTCTCATAATAAAAACCTCCTAGAGACTAAAAATGCTACTTGTTAGTAGCATGTATTAATTATAACATGAATTTGCCACCAAAGTCAAACTTTAGGTAACATTTCTATAACTTTTTAATTTTTATGCGGGGAAGTGGTATAATAATAAGTACTATGGCTACTGGTGCAACTACAACTTATGATCTTCCTTATCCCCTTTTAACTGACCCTGTAAATGTCCATGAGGATATTCAGTCGTTAGCAGAAAAAATAGAAGATGTTATTTCAAACGTTGGTCTTCCTTTTATCTCACTTGAAGTTAGAAATACAACAGGTGCAACAATTGCAAAAGGAACTCCTGTATATATTTCAGGGTATTCAACAAAACCATTAATTGCAAAATCTGACTCAGATGACATAGCAACATTTCCAGTGGTAGGAATAACACAGGCAGCAATTTCAAATAATGCAAATGGAGTAATAATTATCTCTGGAGTTTTTGAAGATATTAACACTTCTTCTTATACCGCTGGAGAAATACTATATGTTGCAAATGGTGGAGGACTTACAGATACAATTCCAGCAGGTGGATCAGGGGCTGTAGCAGTTGTTGCTAAGTCAGACGCATCAACTGGAATAATTATAGTTGGACAACCAAAAGGCAATGGAACGTGGGGATCAATGAAAGCAGGTTTGGCATAATGGCAACTTTAAGAGGTCAAGGCGCATCTACATACGACATTGGTGAAAAGCCACCATTTGTTAACTGGACTATCGTAAAAGGCGATACAGCATCATTTAAGATCTACCTAACAGATGATACAAAGCAGCCTTTAACTATTTCTGATTGGACAATAGAGGCAGAGTTTAAGAGACCAACCACAATAGTTGATCCTCAAATAATTACGGACACTGCAACATTAATTTTTACAATTAATCCAGCACAAGACCAAGATGATGAAGACGGAGAGTTTAAGGTTAATCTAACTGCAGCACAAACTGCACAGTTAAGAACAGATGACATATTTGACATTGAACTACGTCTTCCACAAAATACCCTTGTATGGACAGTTGCTCAAGGCAAGATTACCCTGATTGAGGATGTTACAAACTAATGGCAACGGTTACTATAAATAGTAACAATCCCGTTGCTACAAAAATTATTGAAAGAGTTTCTTTTCCAAAAGCAGAGATTGTTGATTTAAATCGTGGTATAAGTATAAACTCAGTATTGCCATTTAGAATAAGATTCACGGCAATACAGATACCCAGCAGTATTGGAAATGTACCAGCAATTCCTTTGCAGGTCATTGGTTTCTCTAACTATATACTTTAAAATATATGATATAATTCAGACATGGCTAAAATATCATTATCAAACGTAAAGGCCCTGTTTCAGACAGGTGATAGACCAACCGAAGCAAACTATGTTGATCTAATTGACACAACTGCAGCACAGTCAACAGATCTGGGTTCTGCGGGTAACAATGAAGTAACAATTACTGGTATTGAGAACAGCACAATATTTGATAATTTTTTAACCACAGAGTGGAGATCCGTTAAGTATGTGGTCTCATTAAGCAAGACTGGTGGAGACAAGTTCTCTACAACAGAGTTAACCATAGTCCCTGACGGTACAAATGTACATGTCAGTGAATATGGAACAGTAGACACCAATGGGAATATTGGCACCGTTAGCGTCTCTATGGCAGGAACGACAGTTTCATTAACTATAGTTCCTGTGGGTGGGCAGACCCCGATTACCTTACGCTACATGCGTACAGGTTTGAAGGCTTAACCAAGGAGATAATAAATGGCAACAACAACAAAAGACTTTAGAGTAAAAGCGGGACTGGTAGTTGAAGGATCAACTGCGACCGTTAATGGAAAGAACTTAATCACAGCAGGTATTGTAGATGCTAAGGGTGATTTAATAGTAGGTAGCGCAGATGATACAGTAATTCGTGTTGGCGTTGGAACAAATGGATATGTCCTTACTGCAGACTCTGCTGAAACAGGCGGACTCAAGTGGGCAGCCCCTGCAGCAGTTGGTTCATTTGACTCAAGCATTGTTTTTGAAGGTGCTACAGCAAATGATTACGAAACTACACTTGCAGTAACAGACCCAACAGCAGACCGAACAATTACACTTCCTAATGCAACTGGAACAGTAGTTTTAAAAGACACAACAGATACACTAACAAATAAGTCAATTTCACTAACAACAAACACTGTTACTGGTACAAAGGCAGAATTTAACGCTGCAATGTCAGATGCAGATTTTGCTTCACTTGCTGGCAGCGAAACACTAACTAACAAAACAATTTCACTATCAAGCAATACAGTAAGTGGAACAACTGCAGAATTTAATACTGCTCTTACTGATGATAACTTTGCTACCCTTGCAGGTACAGAAACCCTTACTAACAAAACCATCAGTGGTTCAAGTAATACTATTACAAACGTTTCATTAACTACTGGAGTTACAGGAACACTTCCTGTTGCTAACGGTGGAACTGGAATTACATCACTTGGAACTGGCATAGCAACATTTCTTGGTACACCGTCTTCTGCAAACCTTGCAGCAGCACTAACTGATGAAGCAGGATCTGGAACAGTAGCATTTACTAATAGCCCAACTTTTGTTACACCAACTCTT